GAAGAATATCTTAACCTTGCCGGCACCGGATGGCACGAAACCGCCGCGGACTGGGATCCGGAGAAGCCGGATGTGAAGATGGCCAGCGCGATGTTGAATATCGTGCCGCAAGAAATGAGAAAAACAAAACTATGACCAAACTTATCTTGTTTATCTTAATTATCATCCTGTTCGCCCTCGGCCTATGGCAGATAGCATTGCTGGCCGCCGCATTGGGAACGGGGCTGGCGATGGTGGAATTTTTTGAGAAGTTTAATCCGAAAGGATAAAAAAATGAGAAATATTAAATTTCGTATCTGCAAGTTTTGTAAAAATTATCGTCGGCGATGCGGCAGTGAAGGAGATTGCAGAGTTTTTCCGTTGGCGGTTTTACGGGACGATAGCGACGCTTGCAGTCATTACAATCCATTGGATGATTTTGGCGGGGTTGGGCAAGGCGATAAAAACAAACGTAGAGCCATTCTTTGATAGCCAGTTGCTTTCTAAATGCCAGAGTTGAGTAATTGTTCGTCTTCAATAAAAAAAACCGCCTAAAACAATTTAAAAGTGGGACAAGATAGGACGTAAGTTTATTTTATTAAGTGGGGTAAAAAATAATAAATGGAGGAAAAAAAATATAAAATTGAATTAACTGAAAAAGAAGCCGGCAATTTTTTAATGTGGCGCGAGTATCAAGATTTATGGGAACGATTGCCATTTTTTAGGTGCCAGACATTGGAATTGAATATCAATTCATCAGGCAAGATTGTCCGAGCGTGCATAATATTTAATCGCGAAAAACAAGAAATTTTTTTAAATAAAAACGAAAACTTGACAAAGAAAAAGACGTTGTGATACTATGGAAACATAGCATTGTCCTATCTATAACACGACGGACGCTTGCCAGCCGAAAGGCCGGGCGGTGTCCGTTTTTTTGTTTAATTCTGACAGCGACGCGGCGGATCGCCGAGATTAACCAAAAAGGAAAATAGAGTTAGACACTATTTTTAATAATTAGTCAATATGGCGGCAAAAAAAGGAAATAAAAACGCCGTTGGCAATAAAGGCGGACGGCCATATAGCAAAGAGAATCGAGAAAAGGCGGTTAAAATCAAGGGTTTGGTTTTGGATTATATTGGCAAAGTGATGACCGGCAAAGACGAAGAATTGAAAAAGCAAATTGTTTTGAAGATTGCGACAGTATGTTTCCCGCAGGAGATAACGGGGGAAGGCGGGGAGGTAATCAAGATAACTTTTGACAAAGCGTTCAATCAAAAAAATGATACTTCACGAAAAACAAAGAGAGATAGTCAGGGATAATTCGCTTTTCAAGGTTATTCGCGCGGGACGCAGGTTTGGCAAGACCGTGCTGGAAGCGGAAACGATGGTATTTGAGGCAATGCAGGATAATGATATGTCGGTGTTCTACATCGCGCCCACTCAAAAGCAAGCAAGAGAAATTATTTGGGAAACGCTTAAAAGAAGGTTGGCTGGGATTGGCAAGCCAAACGAAAGTATGCTGGAAATGCGCGTGCCGACAAATAACGCGGGGTTATCAACAATGTATATCTCCGGATGGGAAAACCGAGAGAATTTCAGAGGTAAAAAAGCGAAGCATATTGTTTTTGACGAGGTGGATACAATGCGAAATTTTTTCATTGGTTGGCAGGAGATATTCAGACCGGCGCTGATGGACTTGAGAGGGGGTGCGGATTTTATCGGCACGCCAAAAAAAGAAAACCCGAATTTAAGAAGATTGGAAAAAATCGCGCAAACGGACAGCGATTATCAAACATTTCATTTCACGACATACGACAATCCGTTTATTGACAAAACGGAAATTGAAAAAGTAAAAAGAGAGCTTGACTATGACACGTTCAAACAGGAAATATTGGCCGAGTATTTGGACAATGCCGGCGCGTTGTTCCACTACGATGCGTTGGTAGATGTATTCAGCAATATAGTGGATGACGGCGAAAGATATTTGACGGTTGACATTGCCGATGACGGAAGCGATAAAACGATATTTAGTTTTTGGCAGGGACTGTGTGAATATCGGCGCGAGGAATTCTCAAGATTAAATACCGAAGGAATAATCAACCAAATCAGAGAATATGCCAAAGACGATAGAATTCCGTATAGTCATATTGTGGTTGACGCGATAGGAGTGGGTGCGGGTGTGGCCAGCAGTTCATTGCTTGATGGAATTATCGGCTACAAGTCAAGTTATCAAGCGATTAAAACTGATGCCAACATCGTGCGCTTGCCAAATGTTAATTATACGAAAAGCGTGGCAGCGTTAGTGAGTGATTACAAGAATTTACGAAGCCAATGTGTTTTTACTTTGTCGGACAAAATCAACAATCACTTGATCGCGTCAATGATGAGTGGACGGCAAAAGGAAGCGATTATAGAGGAGCTTAGCAATTATCAGGACACGAGCAAGGGAGATGGCAAGCGAATGGCGACACAAAAAGAAGAAGTCAAGGATATTATTGGCAGAAGTCCTGACGCAAGCGACACTTGGATTATGCGAATGTATTTTGAGGTGATGAGAACAATTCTACCGGTGCAGTCCGAAGAATACGTGCGAATAGTCGCCAATCAAAACAATCAATTTGCGATAAGGAAAGAAAAATCAAAATTTTATTCAACGCGATAATGGCAGAATTATCAATCCAACAGAATAGCGACATTGGCGCGCTGGTTCGTAAGACTGAACAAGAATTCATCAGCGGAACAACGCACCGGAGCAAGTATGTGGACACCAGTCTTTATAACGACATCAACACGATTGACGCCTATTTGAACTCCGTCCATATCAGCGGCAAGTATGACAGTTTGGGGAGAGAGAAGCCGTTTTACAACATTGTGAATATGGCGCGCAATGTGTGGTATCGCGCGACTGATATTGACCGAAAAAATATTATTATTACGCCGTCAAAAGTCAAAGACACGATACTCTCGTTTTTTGCGACTATCAAATTGCAGAAGTGGATGAAGGAAGCGGATTTTGGCACATTTCTTAATCGGTGGGGATTGGTGCTGGCGGCTTATAATTCGGCGGTGGTGAAAATGGTTGAAGCGAACGGAAAATTATCGGCGATGACTGTGCCGTGGAACCGGATATATTGCGATGAATTGGATTTTGACGGCAATCCCAAAATAGAAATTATTGAATTGACGCCGGGTCAATTAAGACAGCGCGAGGGGTATGACCAGGAGATGGTGGAATCGTTGATCGCCGCGCAACAATCGCGCACGGACTCCGAGGGACGGCAAAAAGACCAAAAAAATAATTATATAAAACTTTATGAAATTCACGGGAATTTACCGCTATCATTTTTGACCGGAGAAGAAAAAGACCAAAAGAAATACGCGCAACAAATGCACGTGATTTCTTTTCAAGAAAAAAAAGAGAAAGGCGAGTATGACGATTTTACGCTCTACAAAGGCAAAGAAAAAAAAGACGTCTATATGCTTACTTGGCTTATCCCCAGTGAAGACGGCTCAATTTCATTATGGGGAAGCGTGAAAAATCTGTTTGAGGCGCAATGGATGACTAATCACACTGCCAAATCAATCAAGGACTATTTGGATTTGGCCAGCAAAATAATCTGGCAAACCAGCGATGGGAACTTACAGGGGCAGAACGTCTTGCAATCTATTGAAACCGGCGACTTTATTATTCACGCGCCGAATCAACCGCTTACGCTTGTTTCAACCAATCCGCAGAATACGATGGTCTTTGAAAATTATGGCCGTCAATGGGAAGAATTGGGCAATAAAATTAACGGGATTTCCGAGAGTATGTTGGGAAGCAATCCGCCGTCCGGCACAGCGTGGCGCCAAACAGAAGCATTGCTTACCGAGGGGCATTCTTTGTTTGATTTGATGACTGAAAACAAAGGGCTGGCAATTGAAAAAATGTTGCGTGAGTTTATTATCCCGCACTTGAAAAAACAATTTGACGATAAAGATGAGATCGTGGCGGATTTGGATGATTACGGTGTTGATAAAATTGATGAAATATTTATCAATTCGCAAGCGGTAAAAAGGGCAAACGAGAAAATTGTGCAGATGGTATTGGATGATGAAACTGATGACATTGACTCGCAGGCAATTATCGGACAAGAGAAACAAGGCTTGCAGGAGATGCTAGGGGCGATGGGCGGCAAGAGATTTTACAGACCGGATGATATTGACCAAAAAACTTGGAAGAAGCTTTTAAATGATTTTGAATGGGAAATTGATTTTGATATTACCGGCGAAGGAAAAGACAAGCAGAGCGCATTGGCTACGCTTAATACTGTGTTTCAGATTATCGGAAGAAATCCTGCAATCTTGCAGGATAAAAACGGCAAGATGCTGTTCAACGAAATTTTAAACCTTACGGGTGCGATAAGCCCATTAAGGATAAAAGAAGCACAAACTAATCAACAGCCGCAAACATCGGTTGCTATGCCCGACATACGGGAGGCGCAACCGCAGGCGGTTAATCAATAACTATGGCAACACCGGCACAACAATACGAGATCTTGGGGGCAACCTCAAAGGTCGTCAGTGAAACGCAGACGCTTAAAATTGGCGAGGGAAAACTACAAAAAATTATTACTACCGCGACTAACGCGGGGACTTTAAAAGTGATTGATGGAACGGAATCAAGCGCGGTGGCAACGGGAGTGCTCACTTCTGCCGGTGCTTGCGCGCCGGCCGATTATGCGACCCAGACTATTACAAGTAGCGGTGCTTGCGCTCCCGCGGATTACGCTACGCAGACTCTTACAAGCAGCGGTGCTTGCGCGCCGGCCGCACACGCGAAACAAACATTGACCAGCAACGGAACGAATGTCAGCGATGGCGATACGGTCACGATAAACACAACGGTTTATCGCTTCAAGAAGACTCCGGTGCAGGCTTACGACGTGCGAATTGGTTCTACCGCCGCCGAATCATTGGCGAATCTAAAAGCCGCAATCAATTTGAGCGGCACGATGGGAGTTGAGTATTGTGTCGGCACGGCCGCACACACGACAGTTATTGCCACGACATTGACAGCAACAACTTTGGCGGTGGTTGCCCGGACAATCGGCACGACTGCCAATTCATACGAAACCACTGAAACTTCTAGCACGCTTTCTTGGGGAGCGGCAACAATGGCAGGCGGGGTGGCCACTACTGCCGCGACAGTGACCATCAACACTACGGTATATACCGCGGTAAAAGAGTTGTCCGAGTCTTTCGGGCTTACCGCGGTTGCCAATCAGGTTTTGTGGAAAACCAGCGAAGCGGTATTTTTGGATAATCTCAAAAAAGCTATCAACGGCACGGGCACAGCGGGAAGCGAGTATAGCACCGGCACAGTTGCACACACAACGGTAATTGCTACAACAAATACTGACACCACGCAAGTTATCCGTGCCCGGACAATCGGGACGGCGGCAAACAGTTATGCAACGACAACGACATTGGCCAATTATGCTTGGGGAGATACGACAATGCAAGATGGAGTGGCAACTACCGCCGCAACGATAACTATCGGCGCAACGGTATATACGGCGGTATTGACATTGCCGGAAAGTATTGGACTTACTCCCGTGCCTAATTATATCTTATGGAAAACCAGCGAAGCGGTATTCTTGGATAATTTGAAAAAGGCTATCAACGGAACAGGCACGGCGGGGACGGATTACAGCGCGGGGACGGCCGCTCACGCGGATGTTGTGGCCACGGACAACGGCGACACCACGCAGGTTATCCGCGCCAAAACCATCGGCACGGCGGCGAATGCAATCGCAACGACAACGACATTAGCCAATTATGCTTGGGGAGATACGACGATGCAAGATGGTGTTGCCACAACGGCGGCGACAATTACTATCGGCGATACTGTCTATACCGCGGTATTGACACTGGCCGAAACTCTTGGATTAACTCCAATTCCTTATCAGGTTTTGTGGGTAACCGATGAAGCGACTTTTTTGGATAATCTAAAATCCGCAATTAACGGCGCGGGAACGGAAGGCACAACTTACGGCACAGGGACATTGCCTCATCCGAAAGTTATTGCCACGACCAATGCGGCAGATTCGCAGACGATTCAATCAAGACTTACGGGGATCGCGCAGAATTCAATTGCCACCACGACAACGCTGGCTAATTACTCTTGGGGAGAGACAACACTTGAAAACGGGACAGGGGCGACGGGGAAGATATTGCTTGATACTTATACGCCAACGGCGGGAGATGAAATTGATTTTGGAGATTTGCAGTTTGACGCCGGATTGTGCGTGGTGGTCGGCGGCACGAGTATCGCGGCAACATTTGTCTATAAATAATAAATAATTAACCTCGTGCTTCACAGCGCTTGCCTTTTCTCACGAGGTTGGGCAAGCGCTATGGAGACGAAAAAAAAGTATGCAAAAAACAAGGTTCACAAACGAAGAGTTGCAGATTATCAAGCAGATTTTCGCGGATAGCGAAGATGATAAAATGTTGAAAATCTTGCGCAAGGTATTTTTTCAGTTGCCGATGGACGCGGTGGAAATGTCAATTGTTAAAACAACATTTTACAA